AAAAAAGAATCAACGAACAAAGCGTTGTTGATGCTTCAGAAGGACTTTTTGACATTAATAGCTAATAAAGCTACAACAGAATTGTTTTATGACAATTAAGAACGCAATCCTTGACGCTCTAGATAAAAAATATGATGCAGAGATCGCATCTGCTGACGCAACAATAAAAATTTATTTGGAAAAACCTGTTGGTATTGGAGAACATCCTCAACATATTGAAGAAATTGACAAACTAATTGGTAAAATTTGCCATAACAAAGAAAAAAAAGAAGAATTAAAAAATTTTGAGCAGTGATACACGATAAAGTTTATGTTTTTGAAAACTACCTCTCAAAAGAAGCTTGTGAAAAATATTTAAAAAAAATAAAAGACATAGGTTATCGAGAAAAACTTGCAAGCTGGAAAGAAAGAACAACAGACATATCTGACGATCCGATAGCAGAGACAGTAAGACATTTTCTTAACAATAGATTTTATTTAAATTTAGAACTCGACCAAGTACAGACACAAAATTGGCATATTAATAGCTATGGTCCATTACATAAGCATGATCGTGATGGAAGGCAAAATACTGTATTTAATAGTCTTATTTATTTAAATGATGACTTTGAAGGTGGTGAATTTATTACTGCAAAAGGCTTCGTATTAAAACCTAAACAAGGCATGCTAACATTTTTTAATGGTTCTAAGATAATACACGGGACTCGAAGAACTCTTTCCAAAGATAGGAAGACTTTGATTTTCTGGTGGAAATAGGTATAATTAGGTATGAAGACAATTCCTGATACAATTACTTATTTAAAAAAATTATTTAATAAACAATTAGATAAATATTTTTCTATTGTTGAAACTATTGGATCTAAACTGAGTGTTTGGGCTTGGAATAAACGTTGGAAAAATAGAACTACGGGTACAGGTTACTCAAATTAATCCACTACTTCTTAATTCTTCCGGTGGCCGTTGTGGACTACACATAGGGCAATCTACTCTGATAGCGGTGCCCTCACTCGTGTCTTTGTAAACATAAATATACCTTTTATCTTTACAACGCATGCACGATGTTTTTCTTTCATCAATTGGCACGTATCTTTTTATTTGTTTACCTTTTTTTAAATCTTCAATCTGCTTATAAAAATCATCAGCATCTTTATTTGTCATTATCATGTGTTTCTCCCCAACTCGAACCTTGTGCTACATCAACTTTGAATGGCACACGTAAATTTTCTATCGAGTTTTCCATTTGTTTTTTAATCTTAATTATATCATCATCACCATAAATACTGAAACATAATTCATCATGTATTTGTAACATGGGCATAAAACCAGCATTGTAACAATCAATCATAGCTTGTTTAGCCTGATCAGCTGCTGATCCTTGTATTAGCCTATTTAGTGCTTTGTATGTAAAGGCACGCCTTATGTTGTTACCATACTCAGCTTTAGCTTCATTATAATTCATGGCTTGGTTCATTCCAAAAGTCATTGGTTCCCATTTATCAAATCTACATTTTCTACCTTTAATAGTTCTTATGAAACCAAATTTACTAGCAGATTGTGTTACAGCTTCTGCTAATTTTTTTACAAACGGCACTCTACTATTGTACTGATTTAAAAGTATCTCTGCTTTATCTTTTGAGATACCTAACTCTTTTGATAATTTATTTTTACCCATACCATAAAATAATCCTAAATTAATTGTCTTTGCTTGTGTCCTGGATATCTGTGCCATGTCTGCTACTATCTGATGAAAATCTGCAGATTCGTCTTGATAGGCTTTTATAAACTCTTCAGATCCATCTAAGTTTTGTCCGATGGCCGATGAATAATGTGCTACTAATCTTGGTTCTTGTTGTGAATAATCAAATGAACCCCATTGTTTACCTTCTTCAGGTAAAAATAAAGAGCGAATCCTGTCACCAAATTCTTTATTACGTGCTGGTATTTGTTGTAAATTAGGATTTGCATAAGATAATCTACCTGACACTGTTCCTCCTTGGTCAGATCTTAATTGATTAATCTCTGCATGTATTCGACCCTTATGAACATATCTTTGTATTGAATCTATAAACGTTGAATGAAATTTGTTTATCTCTCGAGCTTCCTTGACTAATTTTGCTATGGGATGTTCGCAGTTTGCTAACCAGTTTGTGGTAAACGACGGCTCATCTGATTTAGGTGTACGTGGATAATCAACACCAATACGATCAAAAACTTTTGCTACACTTCGAGCTGCCCAAATATCTACATTTAAAGTAGTTTCTTTTTTTATCTTAGATAATAATCGAGATTCTTTTTGTTTAAATTCTTTTTTAAGTAAATGTGCTTTATCTTCATTAACCCTAATACCTGTTGCTCTCATTTTATGTAGTATTGGCAGCAGCTGCATCTCCATCTCCCAAACATCATTAAGAGATTGTTTCTGTATTTCAGCTTTAAATCTTTGCCATAACTTTAATGTTAACCCTGCATCTTGCTCTGCATAAAAACCAACATAACCAGCAGGCATTTTCCAAAGATCTTGTTTAGGATCTATACCCCACTCTTTAGCTTTCTCTTTTAAAAAAGTTTCGTTTTTAATTTCACCTAGATAATCTTTTGCACATGCATTTAGTGAAAAGCTCCATCTATTTTCATCAATTAAAGCTGCTGCTATCATTGTATCTACTATGGGACCATTCACTTCGAAGTTATTAAACCGTAACCACCCTAAGTCATATGCAGCGTTGTGAAATACTTTTGTACTAGGTTGTTTTAATAAATCTTGCATCCAAGCAACGGTGATATCTAAATCCATGTTGCCACCAGCATCATGTGCTATAGGAAAGTAATATTGTTTGCCAAGGGCAGCTACAGCAAAACCTACAATATGTCCTTTTCCATATGCCCAACCAGCTCCGTATTTTTTTAAGTCAGGATCTTTCGTTTCTAAGTCTATTGCTACTTCGTTCGCAGCTCTAAGATCAGGATACTCCGAGGGACATACCCAATCAGAGTCTGAATAAATAAAGTTTAATTGATGACTCATACTTTCTCTTTATTCCACATAGCCAATAAAAGACAAATGCAAAAAAATATGAATAAGACTATACCTAATGATAAAATAATCATTTTCTTTTTTTATGCCTTCCCATATACCAATCACCTGGTTCATAGTTCCAACGTTTACCATGATGACCACGAAGGTCTGCATACCACATTCGTAGTTTAACTATTATTTTTTTTAACATCATATTTTGTAAAGTTTATTGTTGCATCTTCTGACTCATGAGTTGGTAAATTTCTGTTAACAAATAAAAAATCTATGTATAAACACCTAACATTAAATAATAATTGTGCAATATCAAAAGGATAAAAGCCGATCGCTTTTAAATTACCTAGTAAATTATACATACTCGGTGCACCTATATTATATTCAAACACTGGTATTTCTATTTGCAACCATTTTGCTTTTTGTATTGTGATCATACCACCTTTAATAACTTCAAGCTCTGCGCCCTGTACATCTAGTTTGATTAAATCGAAAGTCTCATCCACTACTTGATCTAACATAGTAGTTTTGACAATAGTTTTTTTAAAAGGCACATTAGATTTTTCTTCATAAAAACTGTTTCCTGTCTGTTGAAACGGATCCTGACACACATAAAAAACCTTTTCTGTGGTTTTATCACTTAAATATACATTATGAACTTTACCTAATTTTTTTAATCTTTCGTTATGTAATTCATTCGGCTCTATTAGTGTAAACTTTGCATCCGGAAAAAATTCTTTAACATGTCCAGACCAATCGCCTGCAGCAGCACCTATATCTAAAACGTTTTTAAAATTTATATTAAAACGTTTACTAGCACGCTCATAAAACTTAGCATCAACTTTTGCCATAATCTCTTTCTATTATCATATCTATACAATGTTTTGCTTTTAATAAATCTTTTTTACCGCCTTTCAATTTATGCCTTGTAATATATTTTATCGCCTCTCCTTCAGGCCAAGGTAAATTGTTTTTTATTGAGTATTGTGCCGGCTGAATGGCAAAGGATTGGTAGTGTGAACCACCTTCTTGTTTTTTAAAAACCGAC